GGTCTGGTAGGTCTGCCTGTAGGTGTCGTAATCAATCTCTGTCAGCGTGTAATCCCCCACACGCAGGTAGGCGACACGCTCAACATCCAAGGCCAATGTTAAGACCGCATCTCCAACAGTGGCGGTGGCGCTAGACTGAACCCACATCCAATTCCAGGATGCCTGTGAAGATTGAATGCGAAGCCATGATTCATTGGTCCAGTCCACCAGCCGTTTCATGTCACCGACCTGACCCGTCACATTGGACGGACCAGAATCAGCAATGCCGGTTTCCTGACGAAGCCTCTGGCAGAGTGTCAGAAAATCCATAAGGTATTAATCCAATACTTGAAAGTTGTATGACTGCGTGACTCGGAATCCACCGTTGCCATCGGGCGTGCGTTGGACTGCATCGCGCAGCACTTGAAGTACGTGAGGTGGAATCTCAACAGGCTCCCCTCGACGTATGCGGTATGACTTGCCGTTGTGTCCAACAAACACGGGCTGCTTATCGTCTTTTGTTTCAGGGATCATAACCGTGCGCCATCCCTGCTTTTTGTTGGCGTCCTTCTTCGCTATGCTGGCCTGCTCTTCTTTGGCCGTAATGCCCAGCTCATCCGCAAGGGCTTTGCGTAAGGTGTCAGAGGACGGATTACCTGAAATCTGGATGCCCAAGATACGGGCCTGTTCTTTAAGTTCAGCGTGAGATAAAGCGTTGATGTTAATGTCAGACATTGTGATCTCCTGCGGCTCGTTGCGAGCGGCAATCAGTTAAATTCCAGTTGGAAAAGACGGGGCAGCCCGAAGGCCACCCCTAGATGGATCAGAGGTCGGTAGCACCGCACTCAAGACGCGCCATCCATGCTTCGTTAGCAATGAAGGCTTTGTGGTACGTTTTCCAGCCAACGTGACCTTTCTGGCCCAGTGGGTCAGAGCTGTCGATGGTGCCTGGGTTGCGAACCACGGGAGTGATCGCTTCAGAGCCTTTCAGAGCCACATGGCCGTAGGCATCTTTAGCAACGTAGATCACTGGGTAAACGTCAGCACTCGTACCCGTAGTAGATACCATGCCGTTAGTTGCCGCAGTGCCGCCCGCATCAGCGATTGAAGTGAGGACTGGAGAGAGGATGTAGCGCACATCTTCCACTTTACCGATCTCGTAAGGCAGTGCCTTCATCGAGCCGTACTTCTCAGTAGGCACGAAGCCTGTGAGGTTACGGATGTCTGATTCGAGGTCAGTGTGAGCGAAGGCGATAAACGCTGCATCAACCGCTTCAGTGCCGTACTTAACAGAGCTAGACAGCATAGAAGTGACCTTCTTAGCGCGCTCTGCTTTCAGCGAACGCGTGATAGCACGCTGAGAGTTCAGGGAGATGGTGTCATCAACAGCAGCGCGGTTAGCCACGCCATTCTGGTAGAACACGTTAGTACCGCCCTGGATAACACCCCACATCAGCGTCTCAACCGTTTCAGCAGCCTGCTCACCACACATCATAGATGCGTCTTTGAGCACGGGATCTTCTGCGAGGTCGTGAACAACGTCAGTGATCTCAACCACATCACCGTACTGGTCCAAGGTGACAGTTACATCTTCGTAAGTCATCGCCTTAGCGGTTGGTGGTGTGCCTTCAGTCAGTGGCGTCGTTGCCAGCGCCAGGGGTACTGGGCGACGGAATTTAACGGTCTCTGCCTTGTTCTTAGGCATAGGCTTAGCCATGCCGAATTTAGACAGAACGAGAACTGGCTCAGCGTGAGCCAGCATTTCTGCTGCTGCGTAAGCGGTAGTACGCTGTGACAGCGACGAGTAAGTAGTAGTAGCCATTGTGTTTGCTCCTGTAGAAAAAATGGCGTTATGAAAAGTGTTTCAACTGATCTGTCAGCCGCTTCGACTACGGAGGAACACAGACAGCCCGCGTCCAAGGGAGGCAAGCCGTAAATGATTCGTCCGTTTGATACGGTATTGGATCAGCAAACGCAGGCTAAAGATGGGCCTTAGCCCTTGCTTGCGAAGTAATCAAAGGCGGCATCGAAGTCATCCGCTGCCGGACCTGTTGATTTGGGTCGTCCTCCACGATTGGAGATTGTCTGACCCTGGCGAAGCTGCCGCTCGCGGCGTTGCTTCAAATCGTCATTGACCATCGGGCGAGCCGATGCTGTCTTGAAGGTCTGGATCAGGTAGGCGGCATCAGCGGCCTCTTCTGATTCAACCAACTGACTGACAGCGCTTGGCTGCTGCTCAAGCCAATTACGAAATTCTGTTGATTTGGCAATGTCCTTCCAGTCGGGATGCTGCTGCTCAAGTACCTGGTACTGTGCATTAACATACTGCTGGCGCGATTGCTGCTGGATCGGTACAAGCTGTGCTTTAAGCTCAGCGATCTCTTGCTGGTGTGCTCGATCCTGGATTTGCTGCTGGTACTCCATGACCTCAGCGATTTCAGGGAAATCCTCTTTAAACTCCGCCCACTTAGCGTCCGTCATCCCATTAGGGTTTTCGTGAGGCGCTTGAGGGGCTTGTGAGGCGTTCTGAGCGGCTTTCTGGAGCTGGGCAATCTGATCTTGCTGCTCCTGAATCTTGCGCTGCAGGGCGCTCTGACGCCCTAGATCAGAGTTATAACGGTGCTGCCACTGTTGCGCCTCGGCTTTCCAGTCAGGCTCAGCGGATTCCTCCGTTGTAAAACGACCCATGTCATCGCGAGGCTGCTCAACAGGCGCTTCATTAACAGGCTCGTCCTGTTCAGTCGCCTCCACGACAGCCTCATCCGTTTCGGATATTTCGTTTTGCAGCTCAGCATCGTTATCGCTAACAGCAAATTCATCAAACGCATCATCGAAGGTTTGTTCTTCAAGTTCTTCAGACATTGTGATCTCCAGCGGCTCTCACGAGCGGCCATTTTTGGGACATAAAAAAACCCCGCAGGTGCGAGGTTCAGGGTTGACCCTTACGGGTTATTGGTAGGTATCTTCGATGATCTCTTGAAGGGGATCATCAGCAAGACCTGCAAGTCGGTGGAGTACGTGGATAATCCCACGTTGTCGCTCGGAGTCTCGGTCCGCGATGAGCATCTCAACGGCTGTTGAATACTCGGCTTCCGCAAACTCTGTGACAGCCCTCCAGGTGGCTGAGTGTTTATCAATCATTATAGGTTTTACTCTCATCGCGGCGTATTAGAAGGTGTCTCGCCCGTTTGCCAGGTTTTGAGCCTGTAACTGGGTGGTGGTGCGCTTAATCGCAAGATCACCTGCAGCTTTCTCCCGATCCGTCTGGATCTTGGCGCTGTCGATCTGTGCGCGAGCCATGAGCTGTTTTTCAGTCATCTGGGCTTTCGCGGCCAGTTCAGCCATCTTGATCTCACGCTCCTGCTGCAGCTTCATCTGCTCAAGCTGTGCTTTGCTCTGTTGAATTTGCTGGTCGGCCTGGAACTTAGCCTGCTGCATCTGCGCTTCCATCTGCAGCTCTTGCTGCTTGAGTTGAAGCTCTGCTTGCTTGATCTGCATTTCTGGAGGCATCCCCTGCTGAGCGGCCGCTTGTTTCATCTCTTCGATCTCAGCATCCGTTTTCGTGATGTTCCAGTACGGCACCTCAAGTGCTTTAGCGATCTCTCGATCAATACCTTCCCAGTCTCGACGCATCATCAGCTCTGGGTTGCCCGCACTGATATTGGCGTAGATCATCAGGTTTTCTTGCTGCTTCTCGCGAACCAGTAGCGCGCCTGAGCCACGGGCATCAATATTGAAGTCACCCTTGACGCTTGAGTCCTCTGAATACTGCATATTCCAGTCATAGAAGCGGGTTATGAGTGGGCGTGTAATATCGTCATCCCAGTTCTTCACCGCTCGACGCAGCACAATGTTGGCGGAGTTCATCAGCATCGCCATACCTGAGCTGGTCTTGGTGATGTGATTGCTCTGCTCACCCTGGGCAATCAAGGGTAGGTTGGTCTCTTCATCGGCCAACTGGCGCGCCATCGTGAACACATTGGCAAGCTCTTGTTGGTGCGAGGGTGTGCTGAACGTGGCAAACGCTTCATTGACGTTGCGCGTCTTGTCTCTCAAGTACCATAGCTTTTTAGGTGTCAGACTCCATTCACCATCAGCGGGTGAGACGATCTCACGGTTGACGACAACCTGATCGG